GATATACAAAAGTTCCAGTAACTCATGTTGTTAGTTCAGGGTCATTTTCAAATTTAGATGGTGTTGGAGTACATTTTAGTTATTCTGGAAATGATGGTTCTGGAGATATGACTAGCTTCACTTTAGCTGGAACTTCTGGTTCAAATCAAACTATTACTAATGGTAACACATTGACAATCGCTGCTGGTAATGGCATAACAACAACTGGTGGATCAACTGATACAGTTACTGTAGCAGCTAATTCATCTCAAAATTCCTTTATATCAACTACAGGTAAAGCATTGGTATTAGGTTTTTAAATAGGAGAATAAAATGGCAAGTGAATTATTAAAAGTTTCGTTAAACGCAGGAGTAACAAACTCTGAAAGTGTTTTATTAAATGGAGTTAATGGTCATACTTACACTATTTTATCAATAGTTATTACTGAAACAGCAGGAGCTGCTGAAACAGTAGATGTTTATATTGATGATGGTGGTGGGGGAACTGATTACGAAATTTTATCTGATCAAGCTGTTGGAGCAAATGAAACTTTTGTTTTTAATGACAGAATTGTTTTAGAAGATGAAGATCATCTTTGTGCTGCTACTGCAAGTTCAGCTAATGTTGATATTACTGTAACTTATTTAGATCAAACTAGGTAGTTTTAAATGACTGGTATAATAAAAAATAATGAAGGAAGATCATCTGGTCTTAAAAAAGCTGCTGCCGCAGGTGTAGATGGTGTTAATTGGCAAACAGGAGATATTAAAACATCAACTTTTACAGCAGAAAGTGGAAAAGGATATTTTTGTAATACAGGAGGTGGTGCTTTTGAAGTAGATTTACCAGCAGGTTCTGCTGGAGCAATAGTATCTTTACAAGATTATAATAATACATTTGATTCAAATTCTTTAACGATTGATCCAAATGGTTCAGAAAAAATTAATGGTGGTGAAGGTACATTAATTTTAAATTCTGAAGGTCAAGGTTTAACTTTAATATATATAGATTCAACAGTAGGTTGGAGAAGTATTCAAGAAAATGAATTTGAAACACCAGCTTCTGCATTTATAACAGCAAGTGGTGGAACAATAACTACTTCAGGAAATTTTAAAATTCATACTTTTACAAGTCCAGGAACTTTTTGTGTATCAGCAGTTTCAGGCACAGCAGCAGAAAATACAGTAGGTTATATGGTAGTCGCTGGTGGTGGAGGAGGCGGTGCAGTTAGAGGAGGTGGTGCTGGAGGTGGTGGATTTAGAGAAGGTAGAAATGTACCAGTAGATAATTTTACAGCTTCTCCTTTAGTAGCAAATGCACCTACAAATGCAATAACAGTTACTGCACAAGGTTATCCAATTACAGTAGGAGCAGGTGGAGCTTTAAGTACATCTCCTACAGATGGTGCAAATTCAATTTTTTCAAGTATAACATCAACTGGTGGTGGAAATGGTGGAACTCAAGAAGGTTCAAAACATCCAGGTGGTGCAGGTGGTTCTGGTGGTGGAGGTGGAGGTGATCCATCTGGTTCAGTACCAGCAGGTGCAGGTAATACTCCTCCAGTAAGTCCAGCTCAAGGAACTGCTGGAGCATTAGGTAATGTTAGAACAGGCGGTGGTGGTGGTGGAGCTACTGCTGCTGGTAGTGCTGCTTCTGGTCCAGCAGGTAATGGTGGTCCTGGTGGTGCTGGAGCAACAACTTCAATAACAGGAAGTCCAGTAGCTTATGGTGGTGGTGGCGGAGGTGGTTCACAAAGTGGAACTAAAGGTTCTGGTGGTGCTGGTGGCGGAGGAGATGGTGGTGATGCTCCTGCTCCTGCTTGTGCGGCAGAAAATGGAACAGCTAATACTGGTGGTGGTGGCGGAGGTCAAGGTGATTACACAGTTAGTTGTAGTGGTAATGGTGGTTCTGGTGTAGTGATAATAAGGTATAAATATCAATAGGTAAATTATGGCACATTTTGCAAAAATAGGTTTAAATGGAAAAGTTCTTCAAGTATTAACTTTAGATAATAAAGATATGCTTAATGCTGATGGTGTTGAAGATGAAAAAGTTGGACAACAATATTTACAACAACATAATAACTGGACAGCAGAAATGTGGATTCAAACTTCATATAATACACACGCTAATAGACATTCATCAGGTGATAACTCAAAAGCATTTAGAGGAAACTATGCAGGTATAGGTTATACTTGGGATGAAGATAATCAAATTTTTTGGACTAAAAAACCTTACCCATCATGGGTAAAAAATATTGCAACAGCTTCTTGGAAATCACCAATCGGCAATGCACCAGATTTAACTGCTGAACAAACTTCACAAAATGAAGCAGAAACACATTCTTGGATTTACATTTGGGATGAATCTGCATATGAAACTGATAATACAACAGGTTGGGTTTTGACAAATTCAATAGCATAATTTTTTTATGGGTGGTGGTATATACAAAAAAATTTTATCAGAAATACATTTAATTTATGGTGATGTTTTAATGCCAAAAGGTTTTGAAATAGACGCAGATAAATTATCTACAGATACATTACAATCACAAATAAATAATTTACAATTTCCATTTTCAAAAACTTGGGATATGTTAAATACATTTATAAGAGAACATATAAATCTTGAATATAATATTAAATTAATAAATAGAGAAACATGGGGAAATTTATATAAACCTAATGAAATTACTATTCCTTTGTTAAACATTAATCCTGTTGATTTAAAAAATTCACCTGACTATACTTGTTTATATGGAACAAAAGTAAATAAATGTATGCTCAAAATATATTATGACAGTAATAGAAGAAAAGGTAGATCATGGGATATAGAACTTACAAATAATAAATTTATTATTTTTCCCTCTACTTGTATGTATTATTTAAGTAATAATCAAAAAGATTCATTAAATTTTGTGCAAACTATAACATATGAATATATCTAATTATTATTGGTATTTTACATCTGCATTAACACCTAAGTTTTGTGATGATGTAATAGCTTATGCCAACTCAAAAAAAGAAGTAATGGCTAGAACAGGTGGTTATGATGATAAAAATTTAAATAAAAATCAAATAAAAAATTTAAAAAAAAAAAGAAATTCTAATTTAGTTTGGTTAAATGATACTTGGATATATAAAGAATTACATCCATATGTTCATATGGCTAATAAAAATGCTGGTTGGAACTTTGAATGGGATAGATCAGAATCTTGTCAGTTTACAAAATATAAACACAATCAATATTATGATTGGCATTGTGATAGTTGGGGAAAACCTTATGATAGAAAAGATGTAAATCATCCAGAACATAATAAAATTAGAAAACTATCTATGACTTGTCAATTAACAGATGGTTCAGAATATCAAGGTGGTGAATTAGAATTTGACTTTAGAAACTATGATCCACATATGAGAGATGAAAGTAAACACTTAATAAGAGCAAAACAAATTTTACCTAAAGGATCTATTATTGTATTTCCTAGTTTTGTGTGGCATAGAGTTAAACCAGTAACGTCTGGCACAAGATATAGTCTTGTGGTATGGCATTTAGGAAAATCATTTAAATAATATGTATATAAATAATTATTTTAATACAACAATTTGGTCTGAACAAAAACCAGAATTTGTAAAATCATTAACAAAAGCTAGTAACAAATATATTAAAGCTGCTAAAAATTTTCCAGAAGCTAAAAAACATATAAAAAAATATGGAGATTTTGGAACATCATATCATTCAACACCATTAACAAAAGATAATAATTTTTTAGATTTTAGAAATTACATTGGTCAAAAATCTTATGAATATTTAGATCATCAAGGTTTTGACATGGAACAATATACAACAATGTTTAGTGAAATGTGGGTGCAAGAGTTTTCTAAAAAAGGTGGCGGACATCATTCGGCACACGTTCATTGGAATCAACACGTATCAGGATTTTATTTTTTAAAGTGTAGTAACAAAACATCTCATCCAATATTTCACGAACCAAGAACAGGTGCAAGAGCTACTAAATTAAAAATGAAAAATCAAAAAGGCGTATGGGGTGGTACAGAATTAATACATTTTAAACCTACACCAGGTACATTAATTATATTTCCAGGATTTTTAGAACACGAATTTAGTATAGATTTTGGACTTGAACCATTTAGATTTATACATTGGAATATACAAGCTGTACCAAAAGAAATGGCTAAAGATGATTAAAGTTGTTGATAATTTTTTAGATAAAAAGTATTTTGAACAAATACAAAAAACTATGTTAGATAGATTTTTTCCTTGGTATTATAATGATGTAATAGCTGATTCAAACGACACAAAAAGTGGATATTATTTTACACATAATTTTTACAATGATATACAAAATAAAACATTACAACCAGCTATTTCTAGTTCTTATTTTAATTTACTGGTAAAATTTTTAGAACAAATAGAATGTAAAAGTATAATTAGAATAAAAGGAAATTTATATGTTAGTAAAAATAAAAAACAAATTCATCAAACTCATATAGATTATGAATTTTCACACAAAGGATGTATTTTATATATAAATGATAATGATGGTTTTACTTATTTTGGTAAAAAACAAGTTAAACCTAAGGCAAATAGAGTAGTATTTTTTGATCCTAGTAAAAATCATTCAAGTAGTTTACCTACAAATAATAATAGAAGAATAAATATTAATGTTAATTACTTTTAAAAAAAATAAATACACAATTATACGTCAAGCTATATCAAAAGATTTAGCAACTTTTCTTGCAAATTATTTTATGATGCAGAAACAAGTTTATGATACCTGTAGAGCTAAAAGATACTTTTCGCCTTTTGAAACTATCATAGGATATTATGAAGGAGAGAATGAACAAATACCAAATACTTATTCTCAATATGCTAATATGGCTATGGAAACTTTATTATTAAAGTGTCAGCCAGAAATGGAAAAGGTAACAGGATTAAAATTACAACCATCTTATACTTATGCAAGAATTTATAAAAAAGGTGATGAGCTTAAAAGACATAAAGATAGATTTTCTTGTGAAATATCAACTACTATGAATCTCGGTGGAGATCCTTGGGATATATACTTAGAACCTTCAGGTAAAGAAGGCATGAAAGGTATTAAAGTACAATTAAATTCAGGTGATATGTTAGTTTATAAAGGTTGTGAATTAGAGCATTGGAGAAATAAATTTAAAGGCAAAAAATGTATACAAGTATTTTTACACTACAATAATAAAAAAACACCTGAATCACATAAAAATCTTTTTGATCACAGACCTCATTTAGGACTTCCCAGTTGGTTTAAAAAATGATAATAAAAAAATGGGATGGATAAGCACCACCTTATTCATCCCTTAAACATTAAAATTATTTATTATGAAATTTGTTTTAATCATGCAACTTTGTTCAGCTTTATCAGGTACTTGCCAAGAAGCATATAAACCTAATATTCAGTTTGGAACTTTTTATGATTGTGGTATAAGTGGTTATAGTATTGCTGGTTCTACAATAAAAAAAATGGATAAAGAACTTGTTGAAAAAGATAAACTCTATGTAAGATTTGGTTGCATAGAACAAAATTTAAAGGAAGAAGATGCCTAAAAATTCTGCAATAGAGAGAATAGAATCACACGAAAAACTTTGTCGTATCATGCAAAAACAAACTCATCAAAAAATTAACAACATAGAATTAGAAATTAAAGATATTAAAAGACATATGTATTA